GACACAGCCCTGAATGAAGGAACAAGCCCATGGATGAAGAATCTAAGAGCAAGTGTCCGTCCTGTTATTACATACGGCTTCTTTTTTCTATTGGTCTTTGTGGATATTGGGGGTTTCTGGTATGGCTACTATATGAGCGTGCCTTTCAATGACCTGCTAGAGATGCTGTGGGACTCAGACACCCAAGCCTTGTTTGCATCGATCATTGCCTTCCACTTTGGCGGCAGAGCCTTTGGCAAATGAAAATCTCTGAAAAATGCCTTCACATGATCCGCCATCACGAAGGCGTAAGGCAGAACCCGTATCGTTGCCCGGCTCGCCTTTGGACGATTGGAGTTGGCCATGTCATGTTTCCCGAGCAGGGAAAGCTCAAGATAGACCAGCGGGACGCCTTTGTGCCCCCACCAGAGGCGATGCGCAAACACTCAATGGAGGAAGTCGATGCAATACTTAGGGCGGATCTTGCTCGCTTTGAGAAGGGAGTGGCTACTTATTGTCCTGTTCCTCTTACTCAAGGACAGTTTGATGCGTTGGTATCCTTTTCTTTCAACGTTGGGCTAGGCACGCTTCAGCGCTCAACCCTTCGACAGAAAGCACTGCGCGGGGATATGGCTGGGGCGTCTGATGAGCTTTTGAAATACTGCATGGCTGGCGGGAAGATCCTCAAGGGCTTGCAAAAGCGTCGCATCGACGAACGGACGTTGTTTTTATCTTAAAGGCATACTAAAATGTCCCAACGAATCTACGAGGTGAACGCATGACGACCGCAAGTGTTATGACCTATGACAGTTTGGTCGAAAACATCCAGTCCTATCTGGAGCGTTCTGACCCTGCCACAATCGAAAAAATCCCTCTGTTTATCATGCTGGCTGAGCAGGTTATTGCCTCTCAGATCAAGTTCTTGGGCAACATGACTGTGAACACCAGCACCATGGTGACTGGCGAGAATATTATTGCCAAGCCTGCTCGTTGGCACAAGACGGTCTCATTGAACGTCACAGTCGCTGGAAGCCGCCAGCCAGTCTTTAACCGCAGGTACGAGTACCTTCGTGAGTACTGGCCTAACCCAACAACAACAGAAGTCCCCAAGTTTTACTGCGACTACGACTACACCCATTGGATGATTGCCCCCACACCCAATGCTAATTACGCCTTCGAGGTTTTGTACTACGAGCGAGTGCAACCCCTTGATTCTTCCAACCAGACGAACTGGTTTACGCAGTACGCTCCTCAAGCGCTCCTGTATGGTGCTTTGTTGCAAGCTATGCCGTTCTTGAAGAACTACGATCTAGTTCCTTCATGGCAAGCCCAGTACAAGCTCATCATGGATACCTTGATGGCTGAAGACAAGTTGCGTATCGCAGATCGTCAAGCAGTGGCACAAGACTCATGAGTTACAACAGCCCATTTACAGGTCAGGTCATTCAACCGACCGACGTCTCCTATCGTGCCATCACGCTGACTGCCAACACGCAGTTATCTTGGCCAATTAACGGTAGTGCAACAGACGACTACGCCGCTCGTATCATGCAGGTCACGGCAAGCACAGCAGGTCTGAGCCTGTACATGCCCCCTGCCAACCAATCCTCTGTTGGTAACGATGCGCTGATTCGCAACATTGGTGCAAATACTTTTACTGTCAAAGACTTTGCTGGAACCAACACGATCGTCTCTGTTGCCGCTGGTGAGTCCAAGTACATCTACATCACCACCAATGCAACCGATCAAGGCACTTGGGGCGTTATCGCTTTTGGCACAGGAACCTCCTCTGCTGATGCGGCTACTTTGGCTGGTTACGGTCTGGTTGCTAGTGGCGCCACCCTCAATCAAAGCCACCCCGTTCTGTCTTTAACATCGAGTTACACATTTGCCACAACCGACAGAGCCCAGACTTATGTTTGGGGAGGCGGCACAACTACGGTTACTCTGCCTAATAGCGCTACTGTTGGAAACAACTGGTTCACGTTAGTGAAGAACAACGGTACGGGAACGCTTACTGTTGCAACAACTAGCTCTGAGTTGATTGATACGGCACTGACAAAGACGTTCGCTCCCAATGAGTCGGCTTTTATTGTCTCTACAGGTTCTGCTTTTGTCACGATCGGTTACGGAACCAGTACCCAGTTTGCATTTACTGCGTTGGTAAAAAGCGTCACAAGTGGCGCGTACACCTTAACCGCAAGTGAGGCATCTAACACCATTCAGACGTACATCGGAACCCTCTCAGGTAACGTCACGGTCACCTACCCTCCTGTGGTTAACTTCTACGTTGTAAGTAACCAGTGTAGTGCTGGCGCTTTCACGTTGACGATCACAACAGGTGTCTCTGGTGGAGCGACGGCTACGATCCCCTCTGGTGGTCAGGCGACGCTGATCTGTGATGGAACAAACTTCTTGAACGCCAACACGGCGCTGGCTGGTGGTGTGTCTCTGTCACTGATCAACGGTACGGCAGGTGTGCCTTCGCTGAACTTCTCATCGGAGACGAATACGGGTCTGTACCGCCCCGGCGCGGGACGCTTTGGCATCACTGTTCTTGGTAGCCAAATTGTTGACGTTGATGCAACTGGCGCTCAGGTCACTGGTGCGATTGACTCGACTGGTATTGGTACTTTTATAGGCGGCGTTAAGGGTGGAACGTTCTCATGACAAAGAAGGTCTTTGCGCTTGACACGAAGCCGGGCATCCAGCGCGATGGCACGGTCTTCGACAAAGACTTCTACAACGACGGAAGGTGGGTCAGGTTTCAGCGTGGTCGCCCCCGTAAGATTGGTGGCTATCGTGAAATAACCAACGCCCTTGCTGGTATCTCTCGCGGTATCTTTGTTGACTCTGAGGACGGTTTCTCAAAGATCTTCAACGGCTATCGCGATGGCATACAAGTCCTAGAGATCAACAACAGCGGTATTGGCGCTGGCATTGTTAACTTTGTGGTCTCTTCACCCTTGAATACCTTGGGCACGATCACTGGCGGCTCTCAGTACACAAACGGTACATACACAGGCATTCCTCTGACTGGCGGTAGCGGCGCAGGTGCAACAGCCAATATCACTGTGGCATCTAATGCTGTGTCAGCGGTGACAATTGTCAACGACGGAAACGGCTACTTGGTAGGCGATATTCTCTCTGCCGCGGCGGCTTCGATTGGTAATGGTGTTAACACCTACTCGACCATCACTGGTGGTACTTTGTATACCAACGGGACTTATTTAAACGTCCCCATGATCAATGCCACTTCTACGCCTGTAGGTGTAGGCTCGGGAGCTACCGCAAATATCACTGTATCTGGTGGTGCGGTGACTGGAATTACAGCTCAAGACCGCGGCGTTGGCTACAAAGACACAGACATTTTGACGGCAAATTCTGCCTTTATTGGTGGTGTTTCTGGGATCATTGACACCTACGGTCAGCTCGTGGGCGGCTCTTTGTACGCCGCAGGAACCTACACTGGTGTAAACTTTACAGGCGGCACAGGCTCAGGCGCCGTAGGCACTGTTGTCGTCACAACAAACTCAATCACCGCTGTCAACAACATCATTGGCGGAAGTAACTACACAAACGGATCTTTTCCTAACGTAGCCTTGACTGGCGGCGCTGGAACTGGCGCCTTGGCAACCGTCACAACATCTGGCGGCAACGTTATTGCTGTGGTTATTACGTACGGCGGCAACAACTACGCCGCTAACGACATCCTTTCTTGCTCAGCTTCTAGCATTGGTAAGGGCGTAACAGCCTTTGGAGCGATCACAGGGGGCTCAGGATACGTCAACGGCATCTACCCTAACGTGACCCTCACAGGAGGCACGGGAAGCGGCGCTAGAGCCACCATAACTGTTGCTGGCGGCATTGTGATCTCTGTGGCGCTAACTTACGGTGGAATCGGTTACACGGCCCTTGACAGCCTTACAACGGCCAATACGAACCTAGGTGGAACTGGCTCTAGCTTTGCTGTCGTAGCCTCTACGGTAGCGGCAAGCTCTGGTTTCCAGTGCGCTGTTTTTGCTGTATCAACAGGCTCTGTGGGTTCTGTTACTTTGACAAACGATGGAACTAACTACTCTGTCAACGATGTTTTAACCGCCTCCAGTGAAGATATTGGTGGCGTTAACGGTGTGATTGGTGCTTTGGGTGGGGTTACTGCGGGTAACTACTATACCAACTCAACAACAGCTTCTGTGACCGCGTCTATATCTGGAACGGTAATGAACGTGACCGCTGTTGCTTCTGGTGCTTTGGTTGTTGGCCAGACCATCTACGGAACTGGCGTAACGGCTAACACCACGATCACGTCCTTTGGTACAGGTAGCGGTGGTGTGGGTACTTACAACGTGAGCGCCAGCCAGACCGTGGGAAGCACCAGCATCACAGCGATCGGTGTTTTCCGTGATACACCCCTGACTGGTGGTTCTGGAACAGGCGCCACGGCCAATATCATTATCTTAAACAGCCGTATTTACTCCGTTGAGATTGTTAACGCGGGTGTGAATTACGCTGTGGGTGACTCACTCAGTGCAACGTTTGCAGGTTCCGTAAACGGTATTGCAACGATCTCTGCTGTTACTGGCGGATCTAATTACACCAACGGAACCTACACGCTGGTTCCCCTAACGGGCGGTACTGGTGCTGGTGCTGTTGGTACTGTGGTGGTTGCGGGTAATACCGTAACGTCTGTGACCATCACAAGCGCAGGATCTAACTACACCGTAGCTGATGCGATGAGTGCATCCTCTGCTCTTTTGGGTAACGGCATCAACGCTTTGAATTCTGGGTCTTTGGCTGGTGGTACTAACTACGGCACAGGAACTTATACAAGCGTTCCCCTAACTGGTGGTACTGGATCTAACGCTCAGGCAACTATTGTTGTTGGTGCTGGTGGGGACGTGACGTCTGTGACGTTAACTGCTCGAGGCATCAACTACACCGCCGCTGATTCTCTAAGCGCCGCGGCATCTAACCTTGGTGGTGTCACCAACGGCGTGGGCACTTTAGGCGCCATAACTGCTGGCTCTAACTACACTAACGGAACCTTCACCAACGTCTCTTTGACTGGCGGAGCTGGTACGGGTGCAAAAGCAACGATTGTTGTCTCTGGTAACGCTGTGACCTCGGTGACCATCACAACCAAGGGAAGCAATTACGTTGTTGCCAACACTTTGTCAGCCAGTGCAACATCCATCGGTAGCGGTATACAGACTTTAGGCGCCATTACTGGCGGCGGTGCTTATACAGCTAACGGCGTTCTGACGCTCAACACGCTTGTCGGCGGTACTTTGTACACCAACGGAACTTACACCAACGTCTTTTTGACTGGTGGTACGGGTACTGGCGTTACGGCTACCGTGGTGGTTGCTGGAAACACGGTAACCACTGTGACTTTGACCGAAACTGGCTCAGGCTATACGGTTGCTGACGAGCTCTCTGCTGACCCTCTTGACATAGGCGGTACTGGCTCAGGATTTAAGATTAATGTGGCCACAGTTGGCGCGGCAACGTTCACAAACGTAGCTCTAACTGGTGGCTCTGGCACAGGTGCTAAGGCAACGATTGTTGTGGGAACCTCTGGCGCTGTGACTTCTGTTACTTTGACTGACCGTGGCCGTGGATACATTATCAGCAACATCATGTCAGCCAACTCCACCTCTATTGGCGGAAGTGGTGCAGGCTTTGTGGTTCCAATTTCAGCCATCTACGCAAGCTCTGGCTTCTCGGTTCCAATCTCTACCGTTGTGACGAGCTCAGGGTTCTCTATTCCTGTGTCTACCGTCTACGCAAGCGCAGGTTTGGCGTTTACTGTGGCCAGTTTGGGTAACGCTGGTGGCTTTTCTGTCCCCGTTACCTTTGTCAAGTCAAGCAATGGCTTTCAGTTCAGCGTCCTAGCGGTCACTCAGAGCTCTGGCTTCTTGGTGGATGTTGGGACTGTCTACGCAAGCTCTGGCTTTACGGTGAGAGTCTCAAGCGTTGATCCTGAGTTTATTTACAACAACAACAACTTGTGGCAGTTTGATGCTCTGTACGACACCCAAGGCGGCAATAACTTGCTGTTGGCGCACCCCGGGCAGAACCTTTCCGAGATCGACAGCACCGTCAACACCCCCGTCCTCTACGGCGACATCACAAAAACTGTTGTTCAGCCTCTAAAAGACACAGGTGGGGTATTGCCTACTGGTGACATCATTGACGTCTCTGGTGGGGTTGTTTCCCTGCACCCGTATGTGGTGGTCTACGGCAACAACGGGCTTTTAAAGAACTGCTCAGCAGGTGATCCTACTGACTGGAACTCGGCGGATGCCAACGAGGTCAATGTAGCGACTGGCAAGATTGTCAAGGGGCTACCCGTCAGGGGCGGCTCTAACTCGCCTTCTGGGCTGTTTTGGAGCATTGATAGCCTAGTTCGCATGTCCTACATCGGTGGCGTTGGAACTCCTCCTCAGTACTGGCGCTATGACATCATCTCTAGCCAGTCTTCGATCCTTTCGTCTCAGTGCGTGATCGAGTACGACGGTATCTACTACTGGATCGGTGTTGATCGTTTCTTGCTCTACAACGGTGTTGTAAAAGAAGTCCCCAACAACATGAACCAGAACTTCTTTTTTGACAACCTGAACTACTCTCAGCGTCAGAAAGTTTGGGCAACCAAGGTTCCTCGTTTTGGTGAGGTGTGGTGGTACTACCCCCGTGGTGACTCAGACGAGTGCAACGACGCGATTATCTACAATACTAGGGAAAACACTTGGTACGACGCTGGAACAGCTTTGGGAGCTCGTCGCTCTGCTGGTTACTTCTCTCAGGTGTTTCGCTTTCCTATTGCCGCTGGCACGGAAATGAACCTTGAGGGTGCAATAAATCAAGTGTCTATTACTAACGCTGGTTCTGGCTATACAAATGGAACCTATCGTTTTATTGCCTT